GTGAAAAGTAAATGGCAGAAACCGACGTAACCGCAACAGATTTAACCGCTGAATACGCCACATCGCTCACCTTGCTGACACAGGCAGCCGCCGACGTGGCTAACGGCAACCGTGTGCGGCTATCAGGGAATGACCTGGTGATAGCTCACAACACCGGTGCTTCTGACCATACCGCAACGATCACAAGTGTCGCAGACGCGCACAACCGTTCCGGCACGATCACCGGCGGCGCCGTGGCGGCTGGTACGATTCGCTGCTTCCGCGTCAAGAATCGTGAGGGGTGGGAATCAAGCGGATATTTTCTTTTCTCCGCAAATCACGCCGAAGTGAAGTTCTCAGTAGTGCGGCTGTAAAAACTCGCAACATCAATTCGTAAAGGCCCGCCATCGAGCGGGTTTTTTCATGCCTACCCAAAGGAAGGTGAAGCATGTCAGATGCAATTTCCAGTTTCGGGACACTGCTGAAGCTGCGCAGCGGCTTGGGTTCCGGGACTTACTCCACAGTGGCTTTCGTGGGAGACATCAAGAGCCCGAGCGTCAAGCTCAAGACTGAGCAGGTGCTCCATCACAGCATGACCAGCAGGGCCGAGCAAAAGGAAGCCACAATCATCGAGCTGGGCGAATGTACTTTCGACGTCTACTTCGACCCCGCCCAGGGCACGCATGACGCCGCCACGGGCCTGCTCTACCTGCGCAACAACGCAATCGAGCGGGACTTCCAGATCATCATGCCGGACACCGGCAACTACACTGAGACCTTTTCTGGTTTCGTGACCGAGTGTACGCCGGAAGAGCCGGTCGACGGTCTGCTGAAAGCGTCAGTGACGATCGACGTCACTTCGCTGCCCGCCTACACCACGTAGGACCTAAGACAACGGGAGGATGTGGATTATGAGCAAGAAGCTACTTTCGCGCGAGGAGATCCTCGGCGCAAATGATCTGCCCACAGAGGATGTAGAAGTCCCGGAGTGGGAAGGATCCGTACGGGTGCGCACCCTGACCGGAACCGAACGGGACGAATTCGAGAGCTCCATCATCACCATGAAAAAGGTGAAAAAGGGCAAGCGCACCGTCACTGAGTCGGCTCCGAACCTGCGCAACATCCGGGCCAAGCTGGTAGCTCGTAGCATCGTCAAGGAAGACGGGACGCTGATGTTTCCCAACTCGGAAGATGTGTTCGTCCTGGGCGAGAAGTCCGCGGCCGCCCTTGACCGCGTATACGAGGTCTCGGCTCGGCTCTCGAAGATCACCGACGAGGACATCGAGGAACTGGAAAAAAACTCCTCGAGCGGCCAGAGCGAGTCTTCTATCACAGACTAGCACTGGCCCTGGGGTACGTCTCCATACCCCGGATGCTCGCGGAAATAAACAGTAGCGAGATAGGCGAGTGGATGGCCTACTTCAACATCGAGCCGTGGGGCAAGGAGCAGGAGCGCTCCGCTCAGATCGGGGCCATTATCGCCAACGGCAACCGGGGCAAGGACTCACCCGTGATCAGGGCCTGTGATGTCATGCCTGATGTCCCGGAACCTGAGCCCGAAGGCCCCAAATCATCGCAGGAGCTCAAAGGCAAGATCAGCAACTACTTCGGCGCCAAGCGTGCGCAGAAAAGACGAGGACGGTAATTGGCCACCATCACCAAACTGGCAGTCGAAATCGTAGGCAAGACCGACAAGCTAAACAGCGCTTTCGATAAGGCTGACAATCGGATCAGTGGATTCGCGCGCAGCGCATCGCGGGCTGGCGTAGCGTTGGCTAAAATAGGCGCGGCTGGGATAGCTGCTGGTGCTGCAATTGTAGGTGCGTTCGCGGTTAAAAGCATCGGTGCTTTTATGGAATTTGACGCCGCTATGAATGAGTCGCTAGCCATCATGGGCGACGTGTCGGACGAGACGCGCAAAAAGATGGAGACGGCGGCGCGCGAGGTAGCCAAGACCACGGTTCATTCAGCGACTGATGCAGCGAACGGGTACTACTTCCTGGCCTCTGCCGGATTCACGGCGGAGCAGGCCATAGCGGCACTGCCGCAGGTCGCGGCCTTCGCTCAGGCTGGGATGTTCGACCTGGAGAAGGCCACCGAATACGCCACCGACTCGTTATCGGCACTCGGGATGAAAAGCGAAGACCCCATCCAGAATCTCGCCAATCTTACCCGGGTCACTGATGTATTTACCGAAGCCGCCAATCGTTCTAACGCGTCGGTGGAACAGTTCGCGGAGGCGATGACCAACAAGGCAGGCGCCGCGCTCAGGCTGGTCAACAAGGACGTGGAAGAGGGAACCGCCGTGCTGGCCGTGTTCGCCGCCGCTGCGGTGGCTGTTATCGCCGTCTTCGCCGCCGCCCTGGTGTTCTTCGCCGGTCTCGCCGTGCGCGCCCGCCGCCAGGTTCACGCGTTTGTTTGACGCTATCGGCACACCAGTTTCGGTCATCTCAATGTTGTAGGTTCCGGCGTGCTGCGAGAAAACCAGGATAAACTCGTGCGCACGAAGGGGCCGCGTGTCCTTGTTCATAAATCCTGTTGCGATCGACTTCGACCAAATCATGTCGTAC